CAGAAAGGTTCTTAGCAGATAAAATATCTAAACGTGTTGAGGGTCAAATTGACATTCCAATATTTTCATTGTTCCTAAGTGGTATTCAGTACAGACAAGATAGGCAATATCTACCTTCTAGTGTTGTTTTTAACACACAAAAAATAATTACTGGACCAAACCCTACGGATGTTATTTATAGGAGGATACCTAAAGCGCAGCCGTGGGATTTAACCTACAACCTAACACTCTGGGCTAAATATTATGGAGTAATAGGGCGAGTAGATTGGAATATCTTGACAAGGTTTACCCCATCGGCTTTTATAAACGCTAATGGCGGCCCTAGTAGAATAACGCTGGAAAGCGTTAATGACAATTCGGAAATTGAACCTGGAGAAAACGAAGAAAGAATTTTAAGAAAGGATTATACCCTAAAAGTGGAAGGTTGGCTACCATTAGAGTATACGGAAGTAAGTAGTATCATAGCTTCCGTAAATGCGTACTTTACAGACAATGAAGACTTTGAAGTTCCTAGCGAAGAATCTGACGAAGGTGTAAATTTAGTTGAAGATTTTGAAATTACACACAAGATAAATAGAAACGTAGGAGTTTACATTTCTGTAGAAGATAACAGCGAAGGTGACGAAAAACAACCTTTGGTCCCTCAAGTTATTGTTAATGAAAACAAGTAAAAATGCAAGATAAAAATGGAGGGTTTTTAAATGAGTAAGATGGCAAAAGTTACAAATAAAGGATTCCAAAAGCTAGTTTTAATACTTTCTTCTGACGATAGCATTAATCTAATGCCAAAAGCATCGGTTGTTCTTCCAGAAGCAAGTGTAAACAAACAAATGAGAAACTTAGAAGCAAAGGGAATCTTGAAAATCAAGAAAGTTTAAGGAGGTTAAAAGAGAATGGCTACAGCATTAAGCCCAACGGTCATAACAAGGGAAATTGACTTATCCTATATTGCCCCAGCAATAGCAACCACTATTGTAGGATTGAGTGGTGGAGCAACAAAAGGACCAGTCAACGAACTTACTTATATTACTACGCCACAACAGTACATTGATACATTTGGTGAACCTACACCAAGTAGCTATATGTCGTACGCTGCATTGTTGTATCTACAAAGAGGCAATCAGCTATGGATTAACAGGGTTGCTTCCGAATATGGAACCGACGCTGTTGCAACAGCAACAACTGATACTCCAGCTATGCTTAGAGGTACAATTTCAGATGTTACGCTTTTTCGAGGTACGTCACTAAGGCTATTTATTGATGGTGCTGAAGATGGTGACGACGGCGATATTTTAATTAATTTCCCGTCAACAGTTGACAGTCTCGCTGATATTATCAGCGAAATTAATTCTGCTCTAGGAGCAGTAGCAGACAGCGATATTCCATTAATGGGATGGGCGGAAGCCGCGAACGCTACTGGAATAAAGATTTATTCTGCTACCGAAGGAGTAGATTCAAAACTTGAAATAGGAGTTCCTGTTGGAGTAACAAACGCAGCTGGATATATCACTGATTATACAAGTACATATACGTGGGATAAAGGCGGCGTAACAGAAGTGGCAATTAACGCTGGCGGTACTGGATATTCCGTCGATGACGTTCTAACAATTACAGCTGGAAATGGCGCGGCAACAGTAAAAGTATTAACAATAGATACTGGCTCTGGTGATGCAGTATTAACAGTTGAAGTTTTAACGGCTGGCGATGGGTATTCACTATCACTTGCAAACGCTACGACAGTTGCTCCAGCTGGTGGAACTGGTTGTACTCTTGATGTTTCTGGCATCAGCAAATACGCAATTGGTTCAAAAGAAGTTATAACGGTTCATCCAAAAGACAGCGCGGAAATCACTTCTGCTGCTGGAAGTCCAACGTTTGATTTCTCAATTGCAACATATACTGGCAGCGGATTTACTTCGCCAGTTGGTACTAGTGGAAACCTAGTGCTTAACATTAATGGTAGAGGTACAATCTCAGTAGCCGTAGCGGCCACAGATGTAATACAAGATGTAATTGATAACATTAATGATACATTGGCAATTGACCCAAGATATGGTGCGTCTTACAATGCAGTTGCATCAGGGGACCCGCCAGCTGGACCATTTACTGAAATTACATTGGTTGCTCCACAAGTTGATGCAAGCAACAATCCACTAATAGCAGGACAAGACCCAACCATCCATGTTACAGCCAATGACGTATCATTAGCTGTTGGTTTAACAGTTGGAAATGACCCTCTTACTGATAACACAGACGTAACAGGAAATGATGGAACGTTCGTTGTTAATATGGACGGTCTTGGCGACCTTAATATTTTCTTTGATGGCACACCTACTACTGGAGACTTTACGAATCCAGCAGCAGCAACCGTCACAGAAATTATAGGGGTTATAAACAACACGTTTGCAGGAGATACTAGATATGGAGCGACATACAACGCAGTTGCAACCGATTCTGGTTCTGATGAAGTTGTATTGACATCACCAAGTCTTGGTTCCGAAAGTTCAAGTATTGTGGTGGTTGAGCAATGCCTAACATTAGGCGGCGGCTTTTCACCAACTGAAGTTCCAACCACAACTGGTGGTTCGAGCTTGGATGAAGAAAAGAAAACAATTACATTCTACGCTATCTCTCCAGGTAGCTGGGCGAATGAAGAGTTGGAGATTAAAATAATTGATGAAGACCCACTATTCTTCGCACCAAACACTTCTACTATTGAAATTTGGTACGCTGGAAACAGAGTGGAAATTTACAGACAGGTATCATTAGACATTAATGAAAACAGAGCAGGGGCAACTTATATCGAAACAGCACTAGGAAATGGAGCTAACGAGCAAGTTTCTGCTTATGTGACTGTAGAATTTGACAACGATTCAATAGATACAAGCAAATATTCAGCAACAGATTGTTGGATTAAACCTACTGAAACAAGTCAAGCTACAACGCACAGCGCCACTGGTAGTCCATATGAACTACTTTATGGCGATGATGGTTTGACAGAACTATCACCAGCAGACCTTATTGGTGTTGAATGGGATAGTTCTTTAGGTAGAGCAACAGGTCTTAAGGCTTTTGAAAACTCAGAGCAATTATTCTTAAACTTGTTAGCATGTCCAGATGGAGCAGGTATAGCAAGCGTATGTAATGCTCTAATTAGCATATGCGAAGCGAGAGCAGACTGCTTGGCTATTATTGACCCACCAATAGGTTTGGAACCAGACGAAGTTGTCGATTGGCATAACGGAATTGGCGAACAACATTCGGCTTTCAATACTTCATACGGATGTTTGTACGGTACGTTTGTTGAGTATTACGACAGCTATAACGACCAGAACATTTGGCTACCACCAAGTTGTTTCATACTACCTGTCATTGCCTACAATGACATTGTGGCAGAAACTTGGTATGCGCCAGCTGGTTTAACTAGAGGTCTAGTACGTAATGCGTTGAGACTTCAGTACAATCCTACTATTGGACAGCGTGACTTGATGTATGGAAACGCAAATGCAGTCAACCCTATCGTTAATTTCCCACAAGAAGGAATTGTTGTTTGGGGTCAACGTACTCTACAACGTGTGCCTTCCGCATTGGATAGAATTAATGTAAGGAGAATGATGCTACAGCTTAAAGTTCTTGTCAAGTTGGCTGCTAGAGTAATGTTGTTTGAGCCTAATGACGAAATTTCAAGAGCTAGACTAGTTGATATTGTTACTCCTATTGTTGATGACATTAAACAAAAACGCGGTATTATTAGATTCCAGGTTGTCGATGCAACAACTGATAGAGATATTCAGTTGAACCAAATGCAACTAAAAGTGTTCTTACAGCCAACACAAACTATTGAAGTCATTGATATACCGTTCTATATCACCGCAGCAGGTGTAAGTTTCGGATAAGATAGAAAAGTAAAATTTTAGGAGGTAAATTAAATGGGAGTTTTAGGAATAGTTCCACCAGCACAAAGCCAAGGTGGAACCAATGTAGGGGGTGGGATTAGTGCATATGACGTTAAACGAAAATACCAGTGGTATTTGTCGATAGACACAACCCAAATACCCAAATTAGGCGCAATAGCTAATGCACAGAAATCTCTTATCATTCAATGTAAGAAAGCCTCAAGACCAGAAATAACTTTTGGCGAACATGAAATAAAATGGGGCAACGAAGCATGGCGCATTGCTGGTAGACAAGAGTTTAATAAAGACATTGAAGTAGAATTTTATGATGCACACCCACAATCAGCAGCTGTAGGTGGGTCAAGAAATGCAAATATTGAATCTGTTTCTAATGTTATGTACTCTTGGTATACTGGTATATATGACCCGAATACAGGTCGAATGAACTATGCAAACCAATACAAAACAACGGCTGCTTTATTCTTGACAACGCCAGGTGGTCAAAGAGCCGAAGGGTGGTTTTTTGTTGGATGGTGGCCCAAAGCGGTTAATTTCCAAGACGTAGACTATGATTCAGACGAAGCACTAACGATTTCAGTTACGTTTGCGTATGATAAAGTTTACAGAATAAAGCAAGAGGAGTTGGGAGCAGCAGGTGAAGGTCTAACTTACCCATCAGACCCATATGTGGCAGCACCAGAAGCAGGAGCAGGACAAACTGGTGGTGGTACTAACGATAACGACTAGTAAGGAAGACTAACTCTTTTCAAAGACAAAAACGCCCTCTTTTACAGAGGGCGTTTTTTTGTACAAAGTTGCTACTTATTTTTGTTTTCTTCTTCTGGAAATTTTATAATATCGAGTGAATTAAATTTTAGGTCTTCTACTTTTATTTTAGTCCATTCTTTTGCAAACACATCGTTAATAGATGTTCCTGTCGGGAAAATTTCTACTTCGCTTCCATGCGGCAATGTTATAATCGCATCATGCTGAGATAAATTATTATCAGCTTGAGGATTCAAAACATACACTTTAAAGACAGAGTAGTCTCTGCCACTTTTGGATAGCAAATTGCAAAACAATCTACCGACTTTTTTCATTGAAACCTCCAAATTAAATTCCAGCTATTCTTCTCCTAACTCTCATTACTCTGGTAACATATTCACTTCCAATAGCTGTATTATAACATTGTATTCCTCTACGTCTTCCTTTTCGTCTGATTAAATCGTTAACGTACCAGCTTCCAATAATAATACCACCCTTGATAGTCATTAGGTCTTCTGGAGTAAAACCATCGCCTAAGTCTTCAAGAATATGGTTCCAGAAATATGTATGAACTTGCATTGGACCGAAAGCCCAATAGCAATCTGCACTATGCCTACAGCGTCTGTATTTCTTTCTATCACCCATAGCATCGGCATTAAAGCGCGATTCAACATATATCATGCTGATAATATCATCTTCTTGTAAGTGGCTATAAAGTAATACTGCCTTTGAAATAGCGATAGCAAATTCGGTTACTAATTCAGTTTCTAAATTTGGCATTAACCTTCGTATTTTCTTTTCAACTCTTTGTAGTGTTTTTGCTTCGATAGTTAAGTGTTCATATGCGATTAATCTTTTTGCAATTTCTTCTGCCTGTGGATTTACATTTTCTTCGTCCGTTGCAATTATGTTTAATGTTTTTGTCGTAGCTAGTATGTTTATAATTGTTGGCGTTCTTTCGTTATTGTTTACTGCATTGGGCCATAACATAATAATAAGTAAACATACCAATATTAAGTATAGCTGTTTCATTTCGTTTACCCCCTAAAAATGGCTATGGCGAGACTATGTTTTATAGCACTCGCCATATAATTATTTCTTAGTTACATTTTAGTTTTCGCTTAAAATGTCTTCTAAACTTTCCTCGTCTTCTTCGAGTGTTACGTTATCGTCTACTCCTTCATATTCTTGACTACTAGCGTGTAGGTCAAACTTTGATTGGTCAATTTCAAAGTCTCCTAAAAGCTCTTGGTTCGCTTTTAGAACTTCAGGAAATTCGCTTTCACGGAATTTTTTTCCGTTATACTCCCACCATCCCCTCGACGGAGAAGCAATTAAGCCTTCCTCTGCACACACTGTAAAATATCCGCTCAACGGGTCTATTCCCTCTTTCCAATAGATATTGAACTCCGATACTGCGAACGGAGAACGTAGCCTATTTTTAGTTATCTTGGCTT